GTTTACTACTACTAGTGAATTTGTATATGGACAAGATTCCTTCCTAGACATTACAATTCGTTGATTTACCTGATTACCAAATTGAGTAGACATTGCTCCTGCATTCCATTCGTTATTGTTCTTATTAGAACGTACTGATAGTTCACACGGTACAGATCCTACAGAATCCCATAGGAATAAAAGGTCGTAAGGAAGTGCTCCTTTTTTCTGCTCGTCAATTAGATCTAAGATAAAGCTAGCTACGTCTTCTATTGTATTTAGAGTTTCTCTATCTACGTAAATAAAAGTTCCTCGGTAATCTAAAACCTCTCCTGTTTGTTCGTCTACTACCTCCTCTACCTGTAATCCCATCTGGATAGCATGCTCCCAGTTCCATTTCATCTCTGTGATGATAAAAACAGGGAGTATTCCTACCTTCTGTGCAGATATTGCTGCTTCCAATAGTGCAGTGGACTTTCCAGTGTCTGAGTGCCCTCTTAACATGGTTATATGCCCCATAGGGATACCCGGTATAGAAGTGACTTCTTGAAACGCTGGAGATAAAGGGATCCACTTTTGGTCTTTAAACCTGACGTTTTTACTTAGCATCTTACTATCTTTGAACTTTTCCAGGTTAAACCCTTTTTTAAGTTCGGCGGATACGGCTGCTGTTAGTGATTTACTTTGTGTCTTCGCCATAGTTTACTTAAAACGGTAGGTCGTCGTTTTTTCCGTTAAAAAGACTATCAAACTTATCTTCTTTAGATTCTTTAGGTTTACCTTGTTTTTCTAGAGAGAACTTATTCGTAGGTGATGAAGGTGTTTCAAAAGCTACATCAGGTATCTTGCTTTCAGAAGTATCTTCGTCTGGCGCTAAATATTCGTGTAGTATCTCTTTCATCCTGTCAAATTCCATCTTAGTAAAAGATTCTATTGGATCAGGTTGATTTTCAAGTAGTATCTTTACTGTTTCGTTCTCTTCTGCTAAAGGAGTTTGTGCAGTCCTAGGTCGTAGTGTTGTTTTACTATATCCTGTACCTGTTTGTGTTGAATCTACGGTAGTCAATGTTAGATCTCTACCGGTAAGAATATCAGTATAGTCTCCTATGTCTTCGTCCTCTACCATAGAGAGTAGTTCCATGTAGATCTCTTTTCCGAAACCCCACAACCTAACGCCTTCGTCTTCCTTACCTCTTACGATTACAGGAACGAATACTCTCATCTTAGGTTCTAACTTTCTTGCAAGTCTCCAATTTTCCTTATCATTGGTTTCTCTTAATTGTTTAACGAATTCAACTATCGGATCCTTATCTCCTGTATTAATAGGTGAGAACATTGGGAACTTATGTATACCGTAATGGAAATACAATTCCGAAAATGGATTCGACTTGTTAAACTTGGAAGGTAGTATTCTAATAACTTCCTTACCTACGCTTGGTCTAAAGAATATATCTTTAGAGCTTTTCCCTGAAGAGCTAGCGTTTTTTTGAGTTTGCAAAGCTTGTAGCTTCGACTTAATTTCACTTATGTTCATTAGTATAACTTATTTAATTTAATATAGAGCTTATTTTACTAGAAAGCAACTTTTATTGTACGTTTCTTATTTCGTAAATCTTTGTTTTTACTAGTTTTAAATTTCCTTGTGTTGTTAGTAGTATTGTATTTTTATAATGGTTCCAGTTTACTCTGAATCTTGTATCCACTACTCCTCCGTTTAACTCTTTTATAAGTTCGTTAAGAGCGTTTATCGTATATAACGTGTTTGAGGTTTTTTTCCGATGCACTAGAATTGTGTTGTCTGGAAGGGTATCTATATTAGGTTCTTCTAGATTATACGTGCAGGCTAATTCTTCTGAATCTTTTACCTCTAATACGAATATCTTTCCGTAGAGTATAGAGTGTCTTGAGGTAATATCTTCGATAAAGTAATTTAAGTCCTCAACTTGTACGAAAGTACACAGTAGTTTATTCTTTAACATCTCCTGATTTTTTATTATTTCTTTATCATACATATTAGAAGGGGTGTAAAGAGTTATAGTTTTTTCCAACATTCATTGTTATTTTTAAATTCTCGTTCTTAAAGACGTCTACTATTTTACGTAGGGTTCCTGTATCTTCCTCTGCTAGGTCTAGTAGTATTGCATCATAAGTATACAGTACGATCTTAGACCGTTTATCTTCTAAAAGATAGAGTATTTTCTCTATTAAGCCAACATTACTTACAGTTTCGTAATTTTGTATGATGTAGTTAAATAGCTTTTGAGGGTTCATATTAAGTAGATCTTTACTGTGAAACCTGTACTTATTATCTACTCCGTCTACATAACCCTGTGCTTTATATTTACTCCAAAGCTCATCTATGTATTTAGTTGTTAGTTTAAAAAAGGGGAAATCTTGATACTGTTTAAATACATTACCGTATAGTTGCTTAAATACTAGTTTCTTAGATTCACCCCTATCCATTCCGTAAATTTTACCAAAGTCTTCGTATATATCTCCGGTAGGTGATTCATAGTTTACTAGTTTTGATATTAAGGTAGGGTGGTAGGCGACTAGATCTATCTCCATTAAGAGGTCATTTCTAGGTATGAATACGCTTCTACATCCGTTTTCTTTATTAAGTGCTGCGAAATTAATACTATTAAAGTTGTTAGATGGCCTGCCTGTAGTATTATTAAGGCGATACTGTGTTAAGATGTAGTTGTCATATAGGTTTAGAAAGGGTCTCTCTATGTTAAAATAGTCTCCTACTGTACCGTTCATCTTTAACCCGTTTCTTTCTATACCCCAGAATATACCTTCTACCTTTCTACGGAAATCGTCGGGTTTAAAAGAGCTAAGTACTTCTAAGTATTGCTTTGATATTTTCTCACAGTATTCGTAATGTTTCACTATCGGCACTATGTTTCCTTGGTCCGGGTCGTTATAGTATCTCCTGGAGAAGTAGTTTAATGCTTGTACTGTTTCTTCTTTTATTATAGGGAGGGTGGTAGTTTCTTTACTCTGGTGAAAGTACCTAAAAGCTTTACCGTCCGGTGTATAGACTGTATCTATGTCGTTTAACCACTCTTTAACTTTTATAGGGTCTATTTTCATAGCTTCACTGTGTAAGAAGTTCAAAAGGTATCCTTCTTCAGTCTGTATATCTTTTACATATAAACCTAGGGGGGAGTATATAGCCGGGTGTCCGTCCGGGTGCCTATTAATAGGTATAGCTATTATATTTGCTAGCTTAACGCTTTTTAGTTCATCGAACTGCTCTTGTGTCTCTATTAACCAAAACATAACCTTTTCTTTAATATAAGAAAAGTAGGTCGGGTATACAACTTAGACTGTGAACTCGGTATAATTTGTAATGTACTGTGAGAGACCGTATACTTTAAACCTGCCTTCTACTAGAGTTACCATTCTTCTATTAATGCCTTCTAAATCTACACCAGAGGTCGTCCACGTTAATTGAAATGGAATGTATATACCCCAATTGTATGAGGCGTTTTTAGATTGTACCATCTCATAATCTTCCTTACTTACTTCTGTAAATATTGCGTTATTTGTTCTTCTTAAGAAGTAGCGGGTAAAGGAAGGGAAGTTACCTAATGGTTTACTATATTGAGGTTCTATTAGTTCGAGGTTCGGTCTTTCAATTTGCTGCTTCTCTCTAATATAATCATACGTGGTATTTGATACTATATCTGTAGCTTGTACTGTTGAGGTATCTCCGGTACTGTCTGCAAAGATTGTAGCGTTCGAAGGTTTAAGTCTTCGTTGTTGACCATCGCTAGGTGTCTTACCTGTGGTAATATTGCCGTTTGAAAGTATATGGTATTCTCCTATATAAGGTTGTTCCGTATCTACATAGACAAGTTCGTTTCCATTTGTAAATAAGTCGGTTATTATTTTAGATTTCGGATAGTACATTTTACATTTATTTTTAGGTACCTGTCTTTATTTCTCCTGGGTTTATATTTTGCCAATGCCAGGCTTCCCAGTTCTCAAGGTCTTTTTTGTCTTTCCAGTTTGGTAACCTTTTAAAACCGTATTTCCCAGCATTTACCTTAAGCCATTTATATTGCGACATATCTACTTTCAGCTTTGTTCCACTACTATTTGCAAAATCTATTGCCATACCGAATCCGTGTTTTGATGTTCCAGCAGTAGCTGCTTTTGCTCCGTCACCGGCTTTTAACCACAAGTCCTTAATAGCTACTTGATTTTCAAAAGTTCTATATGCAGAATTTATACGCATTGGAGTGTTTGGATTATCTTTACTGTATGCTGTGAGCATTTTCTCTAAGTTTGACATTACCGGTCTTAATAACCTTATCCTACCTTTATCGCTCGTTAAGGTACTACCTTTCCACTTATTATAAGGGAATAATTCTTTATTTAGTTCTCTCATATACTCAGCAGGAACTTCACCGTTTATAACAGCTTTTTTTGTTGCGTTTACAGTAAGTATTGTAATAGCTTGCTTATCATTCTTATCAGGCTTTGCTATGGTTTGAGTTTTTTCTAAGTTTAATTGAGGGGCAAAAGCTTCTTCATTACTAAGTCTTGTTGCTCTATCTGCAGGTAGTGCTTCTAATCCCATTATAGAAGATATGGTTGTTACCCATTTTGAATTATCTACAGTATGACTTACGCCGGTTACTGTAAAGTCATACTTCTGGTCGTACGAAAAGGGAAGTACGTCGTCTGTAATTTTAAACTTTTGGAATATCTTTATTCCGCTTATTCCGTATATGGATAGGTTTAATTTTATTGGTATGAACCCTGTGCTTGTTTGGTTTGTTTCTGTGAATGCTCCTAGTAGGTATTTGTAAAGCTCTACTGGTATATTCTCCATACCTTCTTTACTATTCGACTCTAAACTTATATGACTAAAAATACCGTCTGTACCGGGTTGTTGGTTTAATGCTAGTTTTGCGTAGGCATCTAAGTTTCCTTCGAATTTACTTAAGGCTTTCTTAGCTCTCTCTTCTTTCTTTGTTACTGCTGCTACTTTGACCTGCTCTCCTATTTGTTTACTCGGATACACTCTATCGGTTAACCCTTTACTTAGTCTCGAGAAAGATACAGCTTCCTCTCCTAATACTTCTCCCTGCGCTTGAGCTCCGGTAGAGATTACAGTAGCAAGGTCAGGGGTAATGGAGGATTGTGCAGATATGTTTGTAACCATGCTTTTCAATCCTTGAGCTTGTATAGTTACTGCTTTGTACTGGTCGACGTTTGAACTCTTCGAAAGACCTTTTATACGTACTTGTTGAAAATCTACTATAGTTAGTATATTCTGAATACCGTCTACATCTCCTACTACTTGTAGGTCGTTAACACTTCCTAAGGCTTTAGTTACCCCGTCGCATATACTTTGTAAGAATTCACGTATTGAGACTTTATTACTTTCATTATCGCTTAACTTATGTAGTTGTCCGGAAAGGAATGCAGCATT